AGAAAAAATAGATGAGTTTTGGTTTACGTGACTATGTTGAAAGGCTCTTAGAGGATGGGGAAAATCCTTCTTCTTTTGCATTGTGGGCTTTCGGAAAAGATTATCTAAATATTACTGGTACAGATAAATTTGCCGATAAATGGAACGAGATACATTCCAATCTTTTTGAAATAAATAAGGCTTGTGAAATCTACCAAGATATAGTCAAAATGGTTAATTTATGGAGAGAATTTGGGAAAACATAAAACCTCTGGACAGCTATCTCATAAGGCATTATCAGATACAACAAAATATGATGCTTTAGAGGTTGCCCATGCTTCCACAGATGACACGATGGATCAATTACTAGAGTCTGTAAAAACATACTACGATAAGATTGATGCAATCACTTTCTGTGTGGTAATGGTTATTTCTAAAGATCCATTGCTTGTTAATTTAAAACGCCGTAAATTCTATTGTTGGCCTTGGCTACCTTCTCCAAGGCCAAATCAAGCTGTATTTCTATACAATAAGATGCTTGATAAAATCACCAAGCGTTTGTGGGTTCTTCCTTGCCCTGAAACAATGGCATATATTACAGAGCCTGGGTTCATGGTCGGTAAAGAATACCAGACGATGCAGCATTGGAGCCGTTCATTCTACAGAGGGACATTCTGGAAGGATATTAGAGACGAGCATAAGATTGACATGCTATCTCAAGAGGAATATTTCGCCTTACATGCCGATGAATTGGCTAATTCTGGATTGTATATAGAGGATCCTGGTATCGCCGAGTCCTTTGATTTTAGTAAAATCCAAGCCAACAATTTCGATAACTCTACTGAACCCGTTATTTCTTAATATGGTTAGTATAGCAGTTGGAAGGCATAAAACTTCAATCGGAGCATCAAGTTCACATGTTCTGATATATTTTTTGTAATCGTTTAGCTGTTTAAGAAATCCTTTTTTTATTCGATTGATTTCTTTATTCATAACTTTAGAATTATCTTTTTTAACACTCTCATTCATAAGGACTCCATGACTACAGATCAAGTACAAACAGAAAATAAAGAAGTTATTAAGAATACGCAAGTTAAATCAGAAGTAACACCTGTTACACCAGTTATATCTGAATCATCTCCAGATATCAAAACAGAGGAAAACAAGGTCAATTGGGCTAATTTCCGAGAAGAGAGAGAAAGAGAACGTAAAGCTAGATTAGAAGCTGATAGAATTTCTGAAAAGCGTAAACTAGAAGCTGATGCACTCCGAACAGCTATGGAAGCACTTGTAAATAAACCAACACAACAAGAACACAATGATCCGTATTCAAATGAGTCCGATGAGCAACGTGTAGAAAAAATGGTTGCCACAGCATTGGCAAAAGAAAGACAGAAATATCAGGAAGAACAGAAGATAAGAGATCAAGAGCAGCTTCCTAAAATATTAAAACAAAACTTCAAAGATTTCGATCAGGTTTGTAATTCTGAGAATTTAGATTACCTAGAATTTCATTATCCAGAAGTAACAGCAGCTTTTAAATATATGCCAGATGGTGTTGAGAAGTGGTCATCCATCTATAATACTGTTAAGAAGTTCGTCCCATATTCTAATAAGAACTCAGATTCAAAACGAGTAGAGGAAAATATGAAAAAACCACAGATTTCAACACCTGCCATAACAGATACACAGCCTAAAGGTTCGGCTTGGATTCTATCCGATGAGAGGAAAAAAGCTAACTGGGAACGTATGCAAAAAGATCGTAAATCTTTTACTGTTTAATTAAATATTAAATTTGATATATTTTGGAAAGCTGAATTTCGGGCTTCGCTAGCCCACGGCTGACTCCACACCTCGCCAGTGTAAGGCTGATTTTAGTTGCATCGCCAGCAACGGAAATTATTCGTACACTATGAGGTATAATTATGTCATTCCCATCAGGAATTACAAATATCAATAACCTTGCGCCCGAAGTTCCAGTGCAAGCGTTAGAAGATTTTCTTTCAACCCCTATGTTCAATTTGATCCACTCATTTGGAGTTGATCTTTACCATGCCGAAGCATATCTCGGCAAAACAACACGTATGTCACGTTTTGAGCGTCTTAATACAGATGGCGGTCAGTTGGATGGTTCTGGTATTGACCCAGCATCAGAAGTGCCTGTTCGTTCTGATATCGATGCAAAAATGGAAATATTCGCAAAGTCTATTGTAGTTAATGAGCAGGTCAACGATGAAATAGCCTGCTATAAATCCCTCCTGAATAACTTGGAAGGCCTGTTGGCTGCATAGCCTATGGTAACCAGAGGCAACGGTTTAAGAAGGTTTAATTAAGGAACCAGTACGACAATGAAGTGCTCTAATCTCATAAAAACATTGCTGACGAAAGTCAATGATATCTTGGCTCAAAGCCTGGGTTCCCTGCTTTCCTCCGATGCTAGAATGGGGTTTGAAAGTAGTACGAATTTTCAACATGATTTCAATCTGTTTGGTTTTAATAACCATGAAAGGTTGAACCAATTGGCAAATATGAGTCAACAAGTCACCAGTGGCAACCCATCGGTAATAAGCTTGTCGACTGTTTTTTGGGGTTTGCTTGGCAGAATACTTCCAAGAATTACCGCCAAAAGTGGATCGAAGCCAATTGATAAGATTCATGTCGGAATTTGTGATGCTAAGGATTGTTTGATAGTGCAAGACTCCAGTCTTTTTATTGGCAGAGTAATTACCAATAGTAAGACTTCCTTCTCCATCAATAATTCCAGCGAGATAAGCAACTTCTGTGTCTTTATACGTTCTTTTTATGTATTTGTCTTTAGGCATTTTAACCTCATGATGAATGTCTATAGTACATTACACGATAAACACTTAAATGTCGAGCCGCAACGTAGCAAGCGGAGAGAGGGCGCACAAAGGTTTATGTGCGTTCAAGCGGTGCTCTAAACACTAGGGAAACTTAGTGAGGGGTAAGTAGAGAAAGCCCCCGCCACAATAAAGCGTCCTGCGAGACGTTAAAGAATGTGGTCAGTAGATCAATTAGGTGATCGAAAGTAATAGTTCGTATTTTATGGGAGAATCCTAAGACATATTCTAAATTTACTGCGCTACTTGGCCAGTGGATGCGTGAGAAGGAAGATTTGCTCATGCGCGACTTATTTTCTTCCAGTGTTTCCTATATCAACGCCACTGGCGGTGGTAACGGAGATTCTCCAAGTAACATCAGTTTGAATGATGTAAACAACATTGAATCAATTCTGTTGAATAATGATGGTAGAACGATGCTTGAAAGCATCGATGCCATGAATAAATTTTCGACAGGCCCCACCAGAGATTCCTTCTTGGCACTTGCAAGTACATCATTGACAAGAGATTTACAAGGGATTCAAGGGGTTTTATTGAAGAACGCATATCCTTCACAAGAGGGTCTTCGTCCTGAAGAATATTGTTCAGTAAGCCGCTTCCGTTTCTTTGTATCTTCTAAAGCTGCCAAGAAACCAGGTGCTTCGATGCGTGGTAACACAGTATATACAATCCCAATGTTTGGCTTGGAAGCTGCCGCTAAGATCGAGCAGAACCAATATACAGCCGTTATCGGCTCACGCCCTTCATGGGTTGTTTCCAACGTGGCTCAAAATAGTGGACTGTATGCTCGTTTTGCAATTGCTCGCGCGATTACAAACACTAACTGGGTTTCTGGTTTGAATGTCACAACTAACCAAGTAACCTAATAGGGGGATAACATGGCCTTTACAATTATTACTCAAGGACAATTTACGTCTGCCGGTGTTGGGGTTAAAATTCCTCTACCAAGTTCTGCTGACTACTTTGTTACAAAGAACTTAACTCAATTGGCTACAACACAGGCGACAGGTCGCTGTGTGGGCGGCGAATGGTACGGCGGTTCTGCTTTCGCTATTAATGATGGTATCAGATGGAAAAAATCTGACAGTACAAACGTCATTAATATGGATAAATTCTCCACTTCAACAGCGTCAAACGGATTTACTTACGTTACAGTAGTTCCGAATGTTGAGGCTGCTGTAACGGGTGGTACAGCAATTACAGCTGCAAATCCAGCTGTCGTTTCAATCACAAACACATATTCCAACGGGGATCGTGTTCGTCTTTATGCGACAACCGGTATGCTTCAAATTGCTGGCATGGATTTTACAATCAGCTCAGTTTCCGGTTCTGCCTTTACTTTGCTAGGATTAGATGCAAGTGCATTTGCTGCACCGGCAACTGGTTTGATAGCACGCAGGATTTCCCAGTTTGATTCAGTAGAACCAAGATATTTGTTTATCACTAAGATTACACAAGCATCTCAAGCGGTTGTAACTGTATCTTGTGAACATAACTATGTGGTTGGTGAACTGATTACATTCTCAGTACCAGTTTCATTCGGTATGTCACAACTTCAAGGTTTAACAGGTAAGATTGTTGCGGTAGGTGCTTATACTATGACTGTAGACATTGATACATCGACATTCACTGCATTTGCATTCCCTGCAAGCACATCGGTACCGACAGTCCAATTGTTTGCAACCTTGGCACCTGCTGGTCAACGTACACAGTTTAATCCGATTACTGGTATTCAGACCGGTTACGATTTCAACTATCCTCCATATCATACTGGGCAGTTTAGCCCATACATGTACTTGGCCGCCGGTGTTCAATCGCCAGCCGGTTCAACAAGTGATGTAATCGTATGGCAGGCTTTGAAAACTGAGACAGGCATCATAGCTTAGTTTTAATAAAGACCATATCGAGTAACCCCTCGATATGGTCTATTTTTGAGGTATTATGACAGTTCCAAACAATTCAAACGTTTATCTCCCTGGAACTATTCAGATTCCCTCGGCATTAGAGATAATCGCAGTGACCAGAGCGTTTCCTATGGTCATAACGATTATTGTAGATTCTACAACGCAAAATAATTCTTACATTGCTGGACAACTAATAAAATTATTTATACCTTATGGTTATGGTATGTGGCAGGCTAATGGTCTCAATGCTAAGATTTTGTCAATCAATGGAAATGATTTATCACTGAACATTGATTCAAGAAATTTCGATGCTTTTTCGATACCTTCTTCAGGAATTAAGCCGGCATCCATGTCGCCATCGGGGAGCAAAAATCTCGAATACAATAATTTAACAAACAAAATCGCGTTTCAATGCCTAAACAATGAAGGAAATTAATGAAAAAACAAATCACACTTTGTACAGCTAGTGGGGAAGAACATGGGTTGTTGGGACTTTTACCTAATGCAGTTCCTTTTGATGATTTTAAGGCGATGACACCTGAGCATAAAGCTGAATGTCAAAAAAAGTTAAAGAGGGATAAAGAGCTTATTAAAGGCCGTTATATCAATAGACGCGGAGCAAATGAAAGACTAGAGAAACCCTACTGTGCAGGCGCAGGCGAGCCAATTCAACTGTGGAAGCTCATTCCTGAACATACGTACGATCTTCCAAGAGGAATGATTGATGAAGTTAATGACAGTCGTATGCCAGTAAGAGCTGATCTTGTAAGTGTAGATGGTAGAGATGTAAACAGAGATGGAACTCCAACAAAAAAGGATAGTTTCGACATTATTCATGAAATTGTACCGTGTTCTTTTTAAATAGGTTTCATGTATAATCACCACTTCACAAGGAGTGGTGATTATGAAAAAATGCAAAGTATGTGGTGTTGAACAAGAAGAATTATTATTTCCTAGGGTGAATAGAAATAGAATTAAAGTGTGTTATTCACCAAAATGTAGAAAATGTTTAAATGAATATGTGCGATTAAAAAATCCTCAAAATAAAGAAAAAAAGAAAGCGTGGATTGAAAAAAACAAAGAAAAAATAAAGTTAAAAGTTCACGAAAATTATTTAAAAAATAGAGAGAAAGTTCTTGAAAGAACAACAAAATGGCGCAAAGAAAATAAAGAGAAATTTAAAAGAATTTGGAAAGATTCCAATGAAAAAAATTTAAATAAAAGAAAAGCAAGAAAAATAGTGGATTATCACCTAAGAAAGGGTAATTTGAAAAAACCAGAAAGTTGCAGTATTTGCAATAATAATTTCAATATTCAAGCACATCATGACGATTATTCATTTCCTTTAAATATTCGCTGGTTGTGTAGTCAATGTCATGGTATTGAACATAGAAAATTTAAATAGGTAATATTATGACAATTCCTCAAGCTGATTCAACCCTTGTGGCAATTAGAAAAAAAGTAAGACGTTTGACTAATTCAACAGGTCAATCTAGCTTGACGGATGCTGATCTAGATCAACATATTAACGTATTTTATAATCAGGATTTTCCCTACGCCATTAAAGTAGATCAGATGCGTGCGATCTATGACTTTTATACAAAGCCATACATTGACAGATACCCTTTAGACGTAAACTATTTTCAGGGTGTTCGAGCACCTGTATATTTTGATGGCGTTCAGGGAGGATTTTACAAAGAACGCAATCAATTTTATAATATTTGGCCAAAATTCCCGACTAAATTTCAACAAGGTTCTACTACACTTTCAGGCACAATTACCGGAATTGCACAACCCACCAATCCTACAGAGATCACAAGTTTCGCACATGGTTTATCAAATGATGCATTTATTACAATCGCGGCAGTTGGTGGAATGACACAATTGAATGGAAATAACTATATTATTACCGTGATAAATGCTAACACTTTTTCTCTAAATGGTATTGATAATGCTGCCTATGGAGCTTATACGGGAGGTGGAACTTGGACGGCGACATCACAAAACTTTAATTTTACTATTCCAGGGCCTTTCCTTTCTAATGAGGTGACAATCGGAGGTGTAGATACTTTAGGTTTTCCGATTCAAATTAAAGATGATGGTAATGGAACTCTTTACTATATCACATCTAATGCTCAAACATCATTGCCACTTCAAAATTCTAATCCTGCTTATCCTGGGATGTACAATAGAAATCTTGGAAATCCTGGATTACAGCAACCAATTACTATCGGTGCAGTTAACTATGTTACAGGTGAAATCGCCTTCAATCTTGCATCAGCCAGTGTGTCATTGGCGTCAGGAACTTTATTGAATATATTTGTTTCTCAATATCAGCCGGGCAGACCTTACAGTCTTCTTTTCTTTAATAACGAATTCGTAATTCGCCCTGTGCCGCAATTAGTTCATAAAGTGACCATTGAAATTTATCAGACTCCTGTACAGTTTATGGAAACATCAGATCATCCGATTATCGATCAATGGTGGCAATATCTTTCGTACGGAACGGCATGCGAGATACAACGAGAGCGTAACGACTTCGAGGGCGTAGCGCAGCTCATGGAAGGTATGAAGCGTCAGGAAGCCCTTGTATTAGAACGTCAGGGTGTTGAGGAAATTGGCCAACCGAATATGAATATATTTAATTCAAGCGGTTTAAATGTAGCTTCAAACAATTATTGGGGTAGTGGCTGGTAATGACTTATCAACCGACATACATTTCTGGCTATGAAACGGGGCTTGTCCAATCTAGGCAGAACTTCATTTTGCCGGCAGATGCTTATCCTACATTAGAGAATGCTTTTGTATGGAGAGAGCGTATACAAAGAAAGTCAGGAAGCAGGTTACTTGGAAGATTAGCACGCTCTGTAAGTGGCGCTGGAATATCTTTACTGTCTCCATTTATCATTAATGTTTATACATTTTTAGGAATATCTTTAGTTTCTGAACCTAACGCACAGATTCAGCCGGGGTCTATTGAGATGACAATAGGCCCTGAAACGTATACAGATAATGGTAACGGCATATTAATAGGAGTTCCAACTGGATTTGTTACTGTAGATTATGTCACGGGTCAGATGAACATTAGTACAGCACAAGGCCCCGGAAACCCTATAAACATCACAATTAATTATTATCCAGGTCTTCCTTGCATGGGTCTGCGCACGAGAGACCTTAATAATATTAATGCTGAGCAATGCGTAGCTTTTGATACCAAATACGCCTACAAATTCGTTACTGGTTGGGAAGAATTTATTGCTGGTGCTGGTTCTGTAACATGGACAGGGAATGATTCTGATTTCTTTTGGACTACAAATTATTGGGTAGGAGATAACAACCAAAAAATATTTTGGGTAACGAATAATTCTGGGCCGAATGGTGATCCTATTAGATATACAAACGGCACAAACTGGGTATCCTTTGCCCCACAGATTAACGTCGTACCAGAATATCTTTGGCAGTGCCTAGCTCTATTGCCATTCAGGGGTAGATTCTTAGCATTTAATACCTACGAAGGCGAAACACAGATTGGGTCAATTCAATATCGTCAGCGCATCAGGTGGTCGGCTATTGGTACACCATTTACTATTGCAAGTACAGTAGTTACGACTGGTTTGAATGTAGAGGGATGGAGAGATGATATTAAAGGCAGGGGGGGATTTTTAGATATTCCCACCTCTGAAAATATTGTTTGTGTAGGTTTCGTTCGTGATAACCTGGTTATTTATTGCGAAAGCAGCACATGGCAGCTTAGGTATACCGGTAAAAGTATATCTCCATTCCAAATTGAAAAAGTTAATACTGAACTGGGTGCAGAAAGTACATTCAGTGCAGTTCAATTTGATACTTCTCTTGTAGGTATAGGCGATAAGGGTGTAGTAGAATGTGACAGCTATAAAAGCAATCGTATTGATATTAAGATCCCAGACATTGTCTATGGATTTAATAATGAAAACAATGGCCTGAAAAGGGTATATGGAATAAGAGATTTTCAGCAGCGTCTTGCTTATTGGACATTTCCAACAAATGACGAAGATGTCACATTCCCGAATAGAAGATTAGTCTATAACTACGAAAATGATTCGTGGGCAATATTTGTTGATTCATACACATGCCTGGGATTTTTTCAATCTTTAACAGCATATAAATGGCAGGATTTTCCACCATCTAAAGAAACAAACCAATGGCAAAATCTTAATTTTCCGTGGGTTAATAGACCTACTTCTTTCCCTGCCATTGTTGGAGGAAACCAACAGGGATATGTTGAATATCTTGGACAACTAAACTTTGAAACAGGTGCATCAAACGATGTCAGTTTGTCTATTAGTGATATTACCGGAAATGATCCTAATCCAACGGTTATCACTAGTATAAATCATAATTTAGAAAACGATCAGATAATAGAGATCACGGGAATACCTACAGGTACCCCATTTGCATCTGCTCTAAATCAACATGTATTCCAAGTTAACCGATTAAGTGCCGATACATTCAATTTATATATTTACGATGCAGATGATTTAGAATTTTCTATTCCACAGGTTGATCCATCAGGAGATTATATAGGTGGAGGAGAAATCATCATCAGAGACAATTTCCGTATTGTTAGCAAGAAATTCAATTTTATAGAACAAGGTCAAGCTATTCAATTTGGTTTTATGGATATCCTTATGGATTCCACCAGTGAGGGAGCTGTAACCATGAACATGTATTTGGATTATAATGAAAATCAATCGATCAACAGTTATCCAAATAATATTGTAGAAACTACCAACACACCAGATACTTTCTTTAATACGGTCATTCCTACATTTACCGAGGTCAACAACGGTTCATCTAAAAACTGGCAAAGGGTTTATTGCTCTGCCAGAGGTGCATTTATTACACTAGAATTTACTTTGTCCAACGCTCAGATGGTTGGAAATGAACAAAAAAGCGATGTTCAAATTGATTCACAAATATTATGGATGCGCCCTGCAGGTAAACAGTTAGCAAGAGGAATTTAATTATCGACAGGATATGGGTAATATTTTACACTTCATGAAAAATCTACAGGAGTTTTTTATGAATAAGTGTAATAAATGCGGTAAAGAAGGAAAAATAATTAAACCAGGTCTTAGATGTTGGCGGTGTGTAAATGACTATAAAAACGATTGGGCACAAAAAAAGAAAAATAAACACTGTGATTATTGTAAAGAGCCATTTATACCAAACGGAAGAGCTTTAGAATGTAGCCTAAAATGCAAACTACTAAATAGAATTAAAATTGTAAATGGATGTTGGGAATGGCAAGGAAAAATAACGAAATGTGGATATGGTGAAATAACTCACAACCAAAAATATATTTTAGTCCATAGATGTAGTTATAAGGAATTTTTAGGTGAAATTGAAATTGGTAGAAATGTTTGTCATACATGTGACAATAAGAAATGTATAAATCCTAATCACTTATGGATAGGAACCCAAAAGGATAATATACAGGATGCCAAAAAAAAGAAAAGATTGTCAAAACAACCAATGAAAAAATTTACAATGGAACAGGTTGTTAAAATTAGAGCTGAGTTACAAGAGGGTATGACCACAACCTCTTTAGCAAAAAAATATAATGTATCACAAGGCGTTATATGGAATATAAAATCTGGAAAATCTTACAAGGAGGAGTAACGTAAGTTACTTATATTGAATGGCATATCTTCCAAATGTACCCCAGCCCACAGACAATTTAAGTGATAGTCAGAACGATCTACTTAATAATTTTCAGGGAGCCAATACCAGTTTCGGTATAAATCATTATAGTTTTGCTAATGCCACAGCAGACAATGGTAAGCATTTTGTAGTTCAGACACCCATCATTCCGGGTGGTCATCCGACTACAGCGGCAAACGAACCAAAATTATATGCTATGACAACAGGAATTATTGGAGTGCTCCAATATTCTAGAATGGGATCGGATAGAGTGCCAACGCCTATTACATTGATTCAGTCTACAAGCGCACCAATTGGTATGATTAGTGGTACGTCAATAGATATTATCGATCTTGCTGGTGTAACACAAGCTATTTTAAAATGCTATGCAGTTGACATATTAGGACTTGTAAATACTCAAGCTGCTTTAAAAAGATCGGAATATGATGTGTTTTATGATGGGGTAAACTTCAATAACGCTAATATAAATAGCTTTACCGGTTTTATATTTACAGGATCAGGAACTAAAGTTGTTTTACAAAATGCTACCGGAACGAACTTAGGTGGTGTTATATGGTCTGTTCAAGTAGTTAGGATAATAGTATGAGTTTATCAAGTCAGACATTTGAAAGTTATTTGCCAGTCTATGATGTGGTTCCAGAAAAGTGGGAAGATGCTCGTCAATTCCTTGTGGAAACACTAAAGAAAATCTCAAACGTTACAAATGATCGGGAAATTGGTTTCTTTTTGGATGAAGAATTGCTTACCGGTAAACAGTTTATAGGAACTGTCGCAACTCCTCAAGAATACCGATCAGTATTTAGAAAGGTTTTGAATACAGGTGCTTTGATTGCAGGTGCCAATACGGCCGCGCACGGGATCAACTTTGATTCTAGATTTACTTTAGTTGATATGTGGGTATCAGCAACAAATTCAGTGGGTCTTACTGCTGTTACAATGTCCAACCCTCAGAATGTGACATTAGATGCTACAAATATTAATATAACATCATTAGCGGCTTATGACAGAAGTTTTTCGGTGATTGAATACATGTTGGAGGTGTAATTATGGGGTTGTTTGATGAACTAGGTAAAATGTTTTCTGGGACACCCGAAAAACATGAAAGAGTTTCCACTCTTTTGCCGGGTCAGGAAAGGAATGCTTCTAATTTGTATAAGGCAGGGGAGCAAAGGGGTGCGGGTGGTGCTTTTGGACAATCAGCCGATTATTATCGAGATATTCTGGAAAATGATCCTGCATTACTAGAAGAATTTATGCGTCCTGAGATGAGAAGATTTAATCAAGAGACTATTCCAGATATTGCAGAGCAGTTCGCTGGTATGGGTTCTGGTGGTTTATCTTCATCAGGATTCAGGAATTCAGCAGTAAGCGCAGGAGCCGACCTTTCTGAGCGTCTGGGAGCTATCCGCGCGAACTTAAGAAAAAATGCTGCCCAAGGATTACAAAATATTGGCCAATTTGGACTTGGTAACTTTTCTCAGGATGTGATGACCCAACAAGGAAGTCAAGGGATGCTAAGTCAATTAGGGCCGGCAGCGATAAGTGCCGGACTTGGATTTCTAACCGGCGGCCCCGGTGGCGCATTAGCCGGTGGACTTTCTGGGTTAATGGGCGGTCAAGGCGGTGGTGGATCTGTTCAAAAAGGGTCGACTAGTCCGTACGGTAGACAGCAACAAACATCCGGACGTTACGGATTGCCAACATTCGGGGGAGGTAAATTTTGAGCTATTCAGTAAAACAGGGCAATGTATTCGGAAGATTAGGCGAAAGCCTTGGTAAAGCGTTATCTGACCAAGTGCCTAAAGAAGTAGAGAGGATGCGCTTGTCTAAAGGGTTGCAAGAACTAGGACAACAAGAAGATCAAACACCATTTCAACAATTTGCAGGATTAGCGGGGCTTCCGGGTATTACGCCTCAAATGATTCAGACTGGTGGAGAGCTTCTAAAAAATCAGGGAATGAGAAATTCTTTGTTTAGGAAAGCTGGAGGAGGACAAGGAACGACTGGAGCTTATGGACAAGAATTGGGCATTCCAAGTCAAGAAAATGTTCCTAACATGTCTCCATTACAAAGACAAATTTCAGTTGAACAACAAACCGGAAATATTCCTTCAAGTTTTGCATCAGAAGGCGCTAAAGCAGCCTCTACGCAGACATCCCCACAAAGAAATCCATTAAGTAAAGAATTAATTCCTGCAAAACCTTGGACGCCAGATAGGTGGAATAGAGAACTGTCTGATATGGCTAGAGATTTTCCTAATGCTTCTTTTGAAGATATTAAAAAGATGGCACAGGACAAGGAAAATAGAGAATTAGCACAACCGGCTAGTGAACAGGCTATCGATTCATATCGTGAAGATGTAAAGCATAAAGCAGATAAAGAATTCGATAGACAATTTCAAACGAAAGTACAAAAGACGGGTGATGCTTCTTATGCTGATTTACCCGGAGCCATGCAGTTAAATGTAAAAAAAGCAATGGGAGATGAACTTATTAAAAATCCCAACATGAGTTTGGATCAGGCGGCAGATAAATATTCAGAGATTGCCTATAACAATGGCAGAGCGCTGAACAAAGTTAATGAAATATCAAAATCTCCATTCAGAAATAGCCCTTCAGAAACATTAAATAAATTAATGTCTGCCAGAACACCTTTTGCAAAAGCAGGAAATTTAGATACCTATAAAAGTATATTGCAGGACGATAAGGATGGATTTGGTTTTTCTCCACAAAGAGCGTCTCACATAGCATTTAAACCTACTCCACAAGTAGAAAAATATATATCTAATCATAAAAGAGGGAGTACTTCAAATATAGAACAGAACTCCAGAAAGGTAGCTTTAGATATTGAAGATATTCTGACAAAAGATGATAGCCTTCTCTCTATCGTAAGTCACTTGAAAGACAAAGATCCTTACTTTGATGAATCGGCTGCTTTTGCACAATGGCGTGAAGATGAAAGTAAATTAAGTCCTAGGCAAATAGAAGAATTGACAGAAGGCGTAAGTTCAATTTTTCCAAAAGCAGCCGATTTATGGTTTTTCCCTTTTAGAACAGGGATCAGAGGAGGAAAATAACAATGACTTCAGTATTAAGACCGGATGAAAGAGCTTCAATGGCAGCGAACGAAAGCGATGAGAGATTAGGAAAAAAAATTAAAGGCGTAGCAAAAACAGTAGGTACTCTAGGTTTGGCCGCCGGAGCTTTACCGGCAGCCTTTTCAAGGATTGTACCATTTCTTAGTGAGTTAATTCCTGCCGATATTGCTATGAAGGGTATATCTAAAATAAGCCCAAAAATTGGTGAATATTTAAACCGAGTGCAAAAATCGGGTTTACCAGTGGAAGAGGGGTTAAAATTTCTAAAAGATAATATTAATCAAGAACCTAAAGAACAGGCTAAAACTTCGGAACCTCCTAAAGAAAGCCGAAACATTATTGAGCAGTATTCACCTAATTTAAATTCTTATCTTAAAGAGATGATCGGCGCGGGAAATACCCCAGCACAGGCAGCTGTTAAGGCTAGGAAATGGCTTACAAAAAAAGAAAAAGATCTCATAAATAAGATCGAAAAAGACCATAAAACTGATTGGATAAGCATAGTCGAATCTATTTTTGGTGGTCAAAGTAAAGCCGCTTTACAACCACAACAAGCAGAGCAACAAAACCCGATTAATCAATCACAAGCGCAACAGCAAGCTCCTCAAGAACAGCAATCCCAGCCTATGCAACAACAGCAAACAGGCCCAGGACAACAGATGTTAATGCAGGTACTTCAAAAGATTAATAGTAAAATTGGAATGTAATGAATCCTGAAGAACTGGAAGAGTTATTAGGCGAACTTCTAAGAGGAGTTCAGGATGTTTTACAATCTGGAGAGATTCTTAGCGACGAATTTCAGGGTATGCTTGCCCAAACTCTTACTGCGCTTACAGATCGCATTGATGAGTTAAGAGCAGGCGGAGCACCCCAAGCACCTGAAGATCCAGATGTAAATCCTGCACCATACCCATCTAGCAATATTAACGGTTTTAGATACGATCCTGCATCTGGAAGATTGTTTGTTAAATTTCAAGGAAAGTATCCTCAACAAAATGGCCCTGTTTATAGCTACGACAATGTTCCACCATTTATTTTTGATGTATTTAGAAGGGGAGCGGTAGCACCAAGGACATCAGGACGTAATGCATGGCACAGATGGAGAGAAGGCATTACACCATCTCTTGGTGCATCTATGCATGCGCTTATCAAACTTGGTGGATATAATTATCATCGTCTTTCATAAGCATGAGGATTTTTTAACATAACTTTTGCGTCGACGACAGCATCTTTTAAAATCCATTCTGCATTAATAGCTCTACAATATAATCTGTCGTTTTTATCTAAAGTTTGTTTTAAAAATTCTCTGGTTCCTTGCTCTGTCCATATTTGTAATAAGCAAAATATTGAAAGTGCTATTGTTATAGATAAGTGTAGTTTTTTCATGTTTTCTCTAAGTTTACTATTTTTATTTTTTCATTTTGTTTGGTTACAAATTCTCTAACTATTCTCTCTGTCTGTTGTGTCATAGACAGGTTATTAATCGCGCAGTAGACTTTATATTTTCTAAAAAGTTCATTCGGTAAACGAATTCTGACTACAGTATAGGCCATTTTACCTCCAAAAGCAAGTGTCATTATGTGCGAAATAATAACATAAATTTTAATTATATTGTTGTTGCATCTTATTTTATTTGTTAATTTAAATTTCAAAACCAACCATAGGAAAAATTATGCCACAACCATTCGGGAGTTACCCATACGATGCCGCTGGTGTTGATCCGTTCGCCCATCCTTTATATATCGTTTGGGATCGTGCGCCAACTACTCAAGATATTTATCCATCCGGTACACAAGTTCAGGATAATTCAATTCCTGCAAGTCCAGTGATTTATCAGACAACGGGTTCTGGTAATTGGCAAAGTGGTGGCAATGCTAATGCTACAACTTCAACTTTTGGAATAGTACAACTGTCAACATTAACAGAACTGCAAAATGGAACAGCTCCAGCGGGTGCGTATGTTCCAACATCAAATGATGTTGCTACCGTTATTGCAGGTGTCGTGGCCGGTGCAGTCCCTCCTGCAAATGAAACACAAGCCGGTATTGCAGAAATTGCAACTCAAGTTGAAACGGACGCCGGTGTAGATGATACTAGAATTGTAACTCCTCTTAAACTTGCCAACTTCGTAGCTAGCGGTGGTTTTCCTGGTGTCTTTACAGATTTGACAGCTACGGGCACTGTATCTTTTACAGGTGCAACTGGTGGGATTGTTATGACATCTGCCACAGCATCAAGTTTTGGAACTACTGGAGCTGGAATAGATTTAACTCTTGATAGTGCTGCTGGTCGAGTTGTTATTAATGGTGAAGAAGCAGCAGCAGACGCTGTAAGAATATTAAGTGCGGCCGGTGGTTTAGATACCAACGTTGCATTGCAGATGAATTTAGATTCTTCACAAGCAGCTGTTAACGCTGTCAGGGTTGTAGCATCTGCCGTAACGGGCGGTATTGATGTTGATGCTGGAACAGGTGGAATCGCAATTGATTCAACTGGTGCAATCTCGGTTGATGCTGCGGCAGCTTCTAATTTTACAGTAACAGGAGCGTTTGATCTTACTTTAAGCTCAAGTGCTGGTTCGATTAATATTTCCGGCGCAGAAGCTGCTGCCGATGCGATTAATATTGATGCTGCTGCTGGTGGTATTGATGTTGATGCCGCACTGCAAATCAACATTGCATCTTCACAAGCGGCTAATAATGCAATTAGACTTGTTACTTCTGCCGGGACTGGTGGTATTGACGTTGATGCAGGTACAGGCGGTGTTGCTATTGATTCAACGGGTGCGTTTTCAATTGATGGTGCTGCTGCTTCAAATGTTACTGTGACAGGGGCTGGAATTGACCTTACTTTGTCTTCCGTATTAGGATCAGTTCTTGTTTCGTCTACTGAAGATGCTGCTTTGGCTATTAGACTTTATGCTAATGGTGGTACTTCCGAGACAATTCAATTGCGCGCTGACCAAGGAACTTCTGCAAATAGTTTAGATCTCCTTTCGGATGTTGGAGGTATTACTCTTAATGCTGGACTAAGTTCAGGGAATGCCATCGTATTAAATGCAAGCGGAGTGGCTGGTGGATTTAATATTGATGCAGGTACAGGCGGTATCATTGTGGATACTACCGGAGCTATTTCTTTAGATTCTACAGCTGCTTCAAACTTCACCGTAACAGGTGCTTTTGATTTAACTCTGAACTCTACAGCTGGATCGGTAGTTATCACAGGTGCAGAAGCTGCTGTTGATGCAATACAACTTAATGCCACAACTGCACTGGGTGGAATCGATATTAACGCCGGAACAGGTGGAATCACTATTGATTCTGGTGGATTGATGTCTTTAGATGCTGCTGGAGTAGTCAACTTAACTACGACTGGTGCTTTCGACATTACAGTCAATTCGACTGCCGGAAGTGTAATTCTTACGGGTGCAGAAGCTGCCGTTGATGCTGTCCAGATCAATGCGACTACAGCCGGTGGAGGCGTTGACATTAACGCAGGAAGCGGTGGAGTCACTGTTGATACTACAGCAGCTATTTCATTGGATGCCGCTACTGCGTCTAATTTAACAGTGACAGGAGCTGCTGACTTAACTCTACAATCAACGGCAGGGGCAGTAAACGTAATATCTGGCGAGGCAAATCTAGATTCAATCAACATCACAAGCGGTGGTGGTATGAGCATTGTAGCTGTTGGAGCAGCTGCTAAAGATATTCTAATTACAAGCACTAGCGGATCTATGACTCTTTCGGCTGGTGAAAGCGTTACCGATGCTCTTAATCTTACTGCTGGAGGGGCTGCTAGCGGAATAAATCTTACAGCCGGAACTAATGGAATATTGCTTTCGTCTGGTCAAAAAGTAAAAGTTACTGCCGTTGTAACTGGAGTAAATGCTTCCCCTTATGCTCTTTTGGGTACTGATTATTTCGTTAGCGTAGATACGGGAGCTGGTGTAATGACTATTACGTTGCCGGCATCTCCTGCAACGGGAAGGAAAGTTACTGTTTATGATGCTGGAGGAGCTGCCGCTGGGTCGAATATTACCATTGATGGTAACGGTAAGAATATTGCCGCAGCTGGTACAGCAGCAGCTACCAAGCTTATTAATACTGCCTACGAGTCATATAACCTTGTTTACAATGGAACTTTGTGGCTTGGTCAAAACGTAGTTTAATATTATTAGGAAAAATAAAATGTGGAAACATGTTGAGGTTTAAATGATTGGTGAACAATTAGATTCTGTCCAGTTTATCCTAAAATCCGTATTTAATCCAGCATCATTAACCGGAACTTATCAGGCTTTAAATGGGCCTAATGGTTTTAGTGATGATGTAAAGATATTTGAAATGTTCAATGGAAGTACTACAGTTTCTATGGATATTTCTTATGATGGTGTGAATGACCATGATTTTATCGGCCCATTACAGGCTAAAATAAGGGATTTCCAGGCTAATCATGCTAATAACCCAAATTCTGCAGCCGGGACAAAATACGGTAGAAGAGGTCAAATAGTGTGGGGAAAAACGGCTGAATCTCCAACGTTCTTGCAGATGATAGGATCGAGGTAAATATGTCACATTGGGATGTTGGAATAACAGCTGGATCTTTGCCGCCTGTCGTGGCAACGCAATTTAATACTCAGAATGGTACGGCGGTTCCAGCGGCCAATATTCTTATCGTTAATGCCTTTGATTCTACGGAGAACAATGATAATGGGATCATAACAAAAGGCGGTGTGGTAGGTACAGGAACGGCTAACGAAGTCGATGTCATTACTACTAATCGTCTTCAAGGATCTATTTCTACTGTAGGTGCATCTACAAGCACGATTATAACATTTACTCCGACTGTTATAGGAACATATTCTATAGAATTTAGATCAGCAGCATATAATACAACAACACCTCTTGGGGCTGGTTATAGTATGTTTGGGGCTGTTCGTTTTGATGGGGCAACATCAACAGTTTGTGACACATTCGACGAGATTGTTAACGAAGAAGGCGCTATGTCTGGAGTAGATATTTTTGTTGATGTTTCAGGTGCAGATATTCGTTTAAGGGCTACTGGTTATTTAGCACAGACAATTAATTGGTCAGCAGTTGGTCTTTACACATTTGTAGGAGTATAAAATGGCCGGCACGAAGAACGATGTCTCGGTTGCGAAAAATGCTGACTTTTCCCAAGTTAATGCACCAAACGCTACTTCTTCAGAATCTAACGGTCTAGTGACCGACGGTAAAATGTGGATTGGTACTACAGCAGTAAATGCAGGTGGAACTCACGTCAATGTTGGGTCTATAACATCACCTCTCGGTACACTTTCTATTGGTTATTCCACTCCTAATATTACCGTTGAAGTAGCTGGTGGAGCACCTGTTTTAACTCTGACAGGTGGGCCAGGTATTACTATTACCGGAACTGTACAGAATCCTATCGTGAATAGTGTCGTCTTTACAGATACGGCTGCGGTAACATTGGCTGTAGATCAAGGCTATAACGCAACTGCAGCAGGAACCTATCCTATGCCTGCAACGGCTGCACAAGGTGAAATGATCATCGTTTTCTGTGATACTGATGGAGCCGTTGTATTAGATTGCCCTGCTCTTAATTTTATTCGCATTGGGGCGCTTATTACTAGCTCGGGAGGGACTGTAACTTCTAGCTCGATTGGAGATTCTCTAACACTTAGGTATAGGCTTAGCACTCTTACTTGGGAGGCTACTTCGGTGATTGGTACGTGGGTGGTGGCATGAGTTTCGCTAACGCAATCAATTCCGTCTTCTCAAATACTGATGCCTTTGGAAACTTGGCAACTACGTCAATCACTCCACGTATTCAGATACAATTTCCCTATGTCATAAATTCAGACGTCACAACTAGCACGGTTACAGGAAGTGGGACGGTTACACAAGTCGCACCATTCGCTATTTGCAGCACTACAGCAGCGATCAATTCTACTGCCAGATTATCCAGTAAAACAAATCTGCATTACAGGACTGGTCAAGGCGGACTCTGCTTGTTCACTGCTATTTTTACCACTGGTGCGGCAGGTAGCGTACAAGAGGTGGGATTAGGAGATGATGTCGATGGGTTTTTCTTTGGTTATACTGGGTCGGTTTTTGGGATAAATCGTAGAGCAGTTTCTGTAGACACTTTCATTCCACAGACAGATTGGAATAAAGATAAAATGAATGGTACAGGGTCTTCTGGTTGTACCCTAGATCCTACGAAGGGTAATGTCTACAAGATTCAGTATCAATGGCTAGGTTTTGGAGCTATAAATTTTTATATAGAATCTCAGTTTACTGGCAAATTTGTTTTCGTTCATCAAATTCAATATGCAAACCAAAATATTGATACAAGCGTTCGCAATCCTTCGATGCCTGTGACATTGAAAGCATCCAATACCTCAAATAACACTAATATAGTTGTGAAAGTGCCGTCTATTTCGGCATTCGTCGAAGGCGAAATCGTCGATACTGGTTTGATAAATGCCATAAACAATCGAAAGACAGGGGTTTCAACGGAACTTAATATTTTAACGATCCGGAACAATGCTACTTTTGGCGGTATTACCAACAGAAAGCAAGTTGAACCATTGTTATTATCAATTTCCAACACATCTGCTGCTGATGCTGTGTTCAGAATAGTGTTAAATGCAACTCTTGGTGGCGTTCCCGTCTTTACAGACATTTCAACAACCACGTCTGTGGTATCATTTGACGTGGCAGGAACGACGGTAACGGGGGGTAGATTAATAGCGGTGTTTTACGTGAATGGAAATACCCAATCGCAAATTGATCTTAAAAATGTTGCATTTTTGTTAAACAATTTAGACACGATGACGATCAGTGCGACGAGTTTAGGTGCAGCAATAGTTGCATCGACGGGTGTTAACTGGTCTGAACAATTTTAAAGGTATAATATG